CCGGGCAGCGGTTCGGACATGGTGGCTCGAGGTGGTACCACCAACAGGAATCGAACCTGTATCTAGCGCTTAGGAGGCGCTCGTTCTATCCATTGTAGGAAAGTGGTACAAAAGTTAGTTGTTACTTGCGTTGTATGCGGCGTATTTGCTAGGTTTTAAAACAGCGCAAAAATCGTTGACTGCCTTCAAACACCTATGTTACCCCTCCGCGCATTTTTGATGCACAAAATTCGCCTTTTTTCGTGCCAAAAATAGGTCGTAAAAAGTAGAACTGCCCCATAGCATTAAATGTAGCCGCAGTGACAAAATCTGCACAGTCGTGGAAGCGTTGCTGCGGCAGCTACAAAGGAAAAAAATGGCGGGCAAATCTACGACGAACTACGGGGGGCTTTTGCTGCGCGGGCAGACGTGGCACATGCGCTTTAGTGTGAAGGGGCAAAAGGTTGCCGAGAGCACGCACACAAGCGTCCGACGTGAAGCAGAGCGCATCATGGCCAAGCGCAAGTCCGAGCTTGTGCAAGAGGTAGTCTTAGCTGGCAAGAAGCCGATCAGGCTCCATGCTGCTCTTGATACCTTCATTGCGAGCCGTTCGCACCTCCCCAGTCATCAGAGCTGTGAAATCCACTTGCGGTACTTCCGCGCTGCTCCAGATCACTACCTCGACAGGATCACTGACGCTGATCTGCAGAAGGTGCTTCAAGACAAGCGCGATGAGGGTTATGCGGAAAGCACACTCAAAGTCAGTGTGTCGTACTTCAACGCGATGATCTCGCATGTGGGTGAAATGGGGTACACGGTGCGCAAGAAGATGAAGCGCATCAAACATGACAGCGGTCGTCTTCGTTGGCTCACAAAGGGTGAATACGCATCCTTGCTGTCCGTGCTTGATCCCGTGGACGTTGCTGACAAGTGGGTGAAAGCGCAGAAGCAGGAGAACTTCGACCTTGTAAAGCTGCTGTACGAGACAGGGTGCCGCTACAAGGAGATATCGACGATGCGTTGGACGCAAGTGGATCTCAAGAAGGGCACTGTCTTCATCAAGCGCTTAAAGGGCAGCGTGGATGGAACCCTTTTCATGACGGACACCATGAAGGAAATCTTCAACCGCCGTCGTGAACTCGACAAGGGTGATTTCGTCTTCGGCTCCAAAGAGGGCCGGCTGAACGAAGGTCGCTGGGTGAAAGGTGCTGTCAAACGTGCCAATCTGGACGAGACTGATGGCGGGGTCACGCTTCACACACTGCGGCATACGCGGGCTGTGCATCTGCTCCAAGCAGGCTTGAACTTGCTGGAACTGCAGAAGTTCTTGGGACATAAGACCATTCAAAGCACGATGGTCTACGCACACGTCATTGAAGAAGATGTGATGCGGAAAGCGGTGCGGCTGACGGATGGGGAGCAGGCGCCCGCGCAGCCTGCAACGCCTGTCCCAGCGCCCACACCCTTGCGGCTTGTTGTTTAAGCTGCTGTAGGGCTGTTTTGACCCTTTGCAGAGCCCGCTGCGTGCGGGCTTTCTGTTGGCTTCTGCTTGCTGGGAGTTGCTACCATTCGTTTCAACAAGGAGACGAGGCATGCGCAAAGAGATCGTGACCGGACTAATCGGCACTGTGGGTGGCGGTGTGATTCTGTGGATGCTTGAGCCTTACAAAGAGCTATTCCCTAAGTGGGCCGAATCGTTCTTCGACTATTTGTGGGCACCGGTGGCTTTTCCACGAGTGACGACTTGGATCATTGCACTGCTGTTCGGATTCCTGCTCTTCGACTTCTGGTTTACCTACCGAGCTAGAAAGAAGCAGGAAGCCACCGCTCGCCGCACTGCGGACTACACGCCACCAACGATGATTAGGAAGGTAAAGGTCGGTGGACACGACACGATGCCACCGCAAAAAGTAGAAGCAGCTGAGCTCGACGAAGATGAAGAGGCGATACTGGCCGCCCTTACCAAATTTTCGCCGCATGCAGAAGAAAGCAAGTTGCGAAGGGCAGTAAACCTTTCTGACTTTCGATTTGACCGCGCACTTGGCAGCCTTCGATCAAAGTTCTTCGTGGCTACTTCCGGCGCTTATGCGAGCGGCAACACTGTTTCGTTTAAGCAAGACGGGCGGAACTACGCCGCCCTTCACAGACTCGACAGGCGTTAGTCGAACTCAGTCGGCTCCATGTTCTTGTGCTTGATGGGCCGTGCGTTCCGGTGATCACGCTCAAGCGCCCAACACCGTGCGAATGTCAGTGACGGACTCGCTTGAATCGATCTCCTCTTGCATAGTCGCGTACTTAGCGCGGATCAGCACACGCTCTGCTTCGGCTTCCTCTTCGCCTGGAAGCCTCTTGGCGATGACTTCATCGAACGGCGCGAACTCAGCAGCGCGCTTGGCACGGCGTAGCTCATGCGCCACCACTTTGCTCTTCACAGGACATTCAACAAGCGCTTCGTCTTGAAGTGTCCAAGCTGCTCTAAACAGTCTGTCAGCAGGCAGAGCTTCTGCATCAACGATGACCTCCGCTGTTGCCGTTGCTGGCACGTCTTGAACTGCACGCGCTAGGCTGATGCCAGGGGCAGGGATGATGACACCTACAGTGCCATCTGGGTTTGTGAATACGATTCTTTGATCGCTCATTTCTTTCTCCGCTTCTTATTGTTGTTATCTGAATACCGCGTACATGATGTAAGGGAAGTCTGTGAGGGTGTTCGTTCCACCCAGGAGTGCTGCGATGTAAGTCCTGAAGCCGGTTGCCGTAGGCTTGATCGTGTGATGTATAGCGGGGAGGGACCAACCCCCACCGGATATGACATCCATACCGGACGCAATCACGTAGTTCCCATCAGCCATGTTGTTGGTGAAATTGATGACGTACTCACCAGGGCCAAGGTCAGTGACGCTCGACACGTTGAACGCGCCCCGAATGGAAACTGTCCCGGTGCCATTGAAGTTCACCCAAGCCTTTGCAGACCCATCGACGACCGTGTCGGTTGGAACTGTCTTGGTACCTGCGACGTTTGACAATGTGTTTGTTCGTATAGTGCTCATGCTGATCCTTATCGAATGACGGTGACGTTTGCGTACGTCACATCAGTGGATGAGAACGACGAGTTTGTGAATCCGACACGAATTGAGCCCAAGGCTGGAACTGAAGCGTTCGTGCGGAGGAACGGTATAAATGCAGATGCGCCGCTGTTGTCACCAGTCACATGCACGGAGTAGTTCGCATCGGGCAGTGCGTTGGTGAAGTTCACGCTGTAGTCGCCCGTGCCGTTGTCGGTGATGGAAGACACGTTCCCTGCGGCACGAATGGCAACACTGCCTGTGCCGTTGAAGTTCACCCATGCACGCACCTTGAAGTTCTCGGTGCCATCGGTGTTCAGCCATGTGTTGAATTTGGCGGTACTCATTAACCGACCCTCACGATGGTGAACTGTTCTGCTGCGGTGAGCGTCCCCGCCGCCACGACGTTGAATACCCGCGCTCTTATCACCGTGCCAGCTGGTAGAAACCCCGTCCATGACGCAGTGGCAGCTTCGTTTGCACCACCGGTAGTCTGAATAGCCAGGACGTCCGTGTATGCAGCCGCACCAGCGAGATTCGTGTTCGTGTTTGTGATTACGACTGAACCGGCTGTGTTGAACTGATCGCTGTAGGAGATTGCGTAAACACCGTCATTGACGATGGTGAACGAGCCGCCTAGCGTGGCGCTATCGGTGGAGTAAATGTCCGTGCCTAGAGCGCGAACCCCAATGGACCAACGGCGAACAGTGGTGTTTGTCGATCCAAAGCCATTACCAAAGCGCACTTGAATCATGCTGCGCTGCGATGGCGACGTGTCAAAGTTGTCTGATCCTCGAAGAACTGTCGTCATACGATGCTCCAGGTCGCACCATTCGAGACAGTCACAGTCACTCCGGTGTTGATTGTTATTGGTCCAAAGGAACCGGCGTTCTTGCCGGATGCGATGGTGTAGTCGCCTGTGACGGTCTTGTCGTTCTCGTAGAACACTGGATTGCCGACAGCGCCAGTAGCTCCTTGTCCAGCAGGAACCCACGCAAGTGCTGCGTCGTTGTAGACCTCAAGGGATTGCAGAGTTGTGTTGAAGCGCGTGTAGCCGCTGACTGGAACTGCATCGCGTTGAGCGGTTGTTCCAACGGGCATCACCGCTGATCCAGTGTTGCTGGTCCTTGGCACACGTCCTTCAGCAGCAATGGCACTTGCCTCTGCTGCGCCCGCTTCAGAAGCGGCAGCATTGTTCTCCGAGACAAGCGCTGCTGCTGCGGATGCCGCTGCCGCTGCGGCATTGGCTTCGATGTTGTCGATGTTCTCGCGTGTCTCGTCTAGCAGTGCAGCGAATTCAACAAGCGAGGCCGAGTCAGCGCGAACGTCTTGGAGCATCATCACGACACGATCAATGTCGGCATCTAGCACTGCTGCTCGTAGCGCGCCGCCCTCTACATAGTCCGTTGTTCGGTCTAATGAAAGTGAACGCAGGAGCTTGATCAAAGTCCCGTTCGCTGGCGGTGATGTAAATGTGACGGTGCCACCAGCTTCAACGCCTGTCCCCGAGACAACGAAGCCCGTTGTCACTTCGATGTTGTTGAAGTAGACCTTCAGGTCAGTTGGAAGAATGACGAGGAACGGATATGCGAAATCCGTTGCTGATCCATTTGCGGTGTAGGTGATAACTGGTGACTGTGCGCTTACTGTCATTGATGCTTGCCTCTTTAGAAATATTTATCTCTCTAGAAGCAAACTCCATCCGATTCACACTCAATGGAGCCACCGCCTGCTGCCGCTTGCCACGTGCTTGATCGCACGCCGTAGTGACCAGCCTTGATGCGAATGGGCTGCGCCAGGATCGCCATTGCTACAGCGTCGATGAAGTCGTCCTTTCCTCTTCCGACACTGCGATGGTTGAAGTCCCTTAGCTGAGTTCGAAATGGAGTCTCCATTACAGACTTGTGCGCATGCAGGAACCCAGCTGAAAGTCGGGTCTCGTAGGCGTGCATGATCTTCTCCAGCTTGTTTTGGCTGGTGTGCTTGCCTTCGCATGTGACCCCTTTACCCTCTGCGATCTTCTTGAAGATCGCAGGCAGGAAGTTGCCGATGCCGTTGGTTTCGATGAAGACATGGGAGACGTGGTTGTCAAGCATGGTCTGAATGACTTGGTGGCACTGTTCCTCAGCACCACCATCCAGTTTTATCGCTCGATGAATGAAGTAGTTCCCGTCCTCGGTTGTGAAGACGATGGCCAGCACGCTGTCATCGGTCTGCAGCGTTGCCGATGAGGGGTCCCAGTACGCAGAGACTCCCATAACCCTGTAGTCCTTGAGACGGGCCAGCGTGCTGCCATTGGCCGTGTGAACCTCCAGCTCAAAGCTGTAGGTTGAAATCAGCGTCGGATCAAGAACTGTCTCGCTCGGGTTGTACGGCTGGAGCAAGTACTGAGATAGGAAATGCCCTTTGGTCTTTGAACCGTCTTGCCTCTTCTTGATATCAGCAGCTGTGAAGCGCTCAGGCCATGTAGGCGTTCCGGTGAAGTTCGGAAACTCCCCCTGAACCTCTGTCATCACAGGAATCTTCAGAGACGAGCATCCTGTGCGGAATGGGTCTTCCTTGCCGCTGGTTCCTTCTAGCTCCGTGTAGATCGAGTCAAAGCTATGCGGCGTTCCTACGAAGAGTTCATAGCCGCCAGGAACCAAGATGTGCGTTGGTTCGTCAAGCTTGATACGCAGCTGATCTCGCTTGTAGTCCGTTGCGCTGTTCTCTCGGACTTCAACGTCGTCGTAGACGATTACGTCAGCACGCGCACCGGTGATGTTCGATTCAATGCTTCGAGAGCTGACGCTTAGGTTTCGACCGTCAGTGCTTCCTGCGACGACGAGGGAGTCAGTCCGCCATGTGCCTTCTGCTCCGTGCAGGTGCTTTGCGAGCGGATGGCTTCGGATGATGCTTTGAATGTCAGTTGTGATCTTCTGCGCAAGGCTGTGGTCCGCCGAAATGATCAGAAAGCGCAAGGTCGGGTCTTGCGTAAGCATCCAAGTGATCCACAGGCCTAGCATCGTGGACTTGCCGGCACCGCGGAAAATCTGGACCAGCCCAGTGTTGTTCTCCCAGCTCTTGTAGTCGGACAGGAAGTCCAGCAGCTGGTGGTGAAACTCTGGTACCTGCCAGTTGTTGAATGGCTGTACGCACCACACACCGAAGAACTGGTGAAAGGTGCAATCGACGCGCTTTGCCTTGGGTGATGCTTTGCCGTTTAGTGGAGGTAGTGAATTGCCGTCTGCACGCTTCTGATACGACTTGGTGCCGCTTACAGAAGACACTTATCGAGGAGCCTTTCTCTGGATGACTTCATCTGCGGAAAGCAAAATTGCTTGCAGTTCGTCATCGTCCTGTCCATTCAGAAAGTCCTCGCGGGCCTTCTGCTCAAGTCGCTCGCTCAAATCCCACACCTTCTCGCGCACCCAAGCCACGTCTTTGAGGTACGAGATTCGTGTCTTGAAGAGGTCACTTGCCAGCTTCGCGTTCTCTTCAGATAGGTCTTCTATGGAGGTTGAAGCGGCGATCAGCGCTGCGTGCTGGAACTGCTTGTCCAGAACCTTCGCAGTGATCTTCATTTGCTCGGGGAGAGACAGGTTGTCAAACCCTTCACGTCGCTCGATGATTTCGGCGACCTTCTGCGATTTGGCTGCTAGGTCTGCTTGCTCCTTTCGTAGAAGAGCAATCGCAGTCATCTGAGCTACGTCCGTTTGCCAGTGCGGCCAGTAGCCGTACAGCAAGTCCTTCTCCTGCTTTGGGAGCGCCTTCGTGGAGGGCAATTCATCCAAGTGCTCTCGGGTGAGCACCCTGCCTGTCGCGCTTCTGTCGTCCTGCATCAAGCACAGGATGGCTTGAAATCTCTTTGGTATCTGCTTCCTGCCGAGCAAGTGGCTCACGGGTGGTGTGCTCTTGCGACTCCATACCAGTTCTTCATCTGGCTTTGTTGGTCTTCCTTGAAGTCTCTTTTCTTGTTTTTGTTCTTGGTTATCCATTAAGGGCCTTTTGTTGTCCCTTCTATTTATCAACTAGCTTGCGATCTGCCGCATATCCTCCAAGGTACTCTTCAACGTAGTCGATGCCACGGCGTAGCCAGCCAATGTTTTGACCTGGCAGCATCGTGCGGACGCCGTGAATGTCCTTCTCGCTTATGTCGCCATCCATAAACCCTGTGATGGTCTTAAACGCTTGGGACGCATAGCCGTAGGTCGGACCCAGCGCCTTCTCTGGCGCGCTGAGCCTGTCGAACTTTGGAAAGATCTCTTCTTCAATGGCTTCCGGAATAACTGCGCGCCACGCTTCGCTGATAGGACCTAGGCTCTTGTGCCCTGCTAGCTTGGAGACAGTGACGAAAGCGTCGGATGCTGCAGCCACGTATCCGCCCTTGGCAAGCGTCTTCCAGGCAGTCATGATCATCGCGTCCTTGCTGCCGAAGTACGTGTCAAACTCATGTGGTCTCCCGGAGACAACGTCATACGCATAGGTGCCAGCGAACCCCCAGAACGCGTAGTTGAGCGTGCCGGTGATGATTCGTGAGTACTCCCTGTTCTGCATCGATGACAGCAGCGAGCTTTCATGCGACGCGTTGTTGAAGGTCTTGAATCGGGTCAACATGCGCCCGAAGAATGTCTCAGTCATGAACTGCGAGCCGGTACCGATTGAAGGAATGTTCAGCGCATGCTCCGTGTGTGCGTATACAGACGCTTGGAAAACACGCGCGGCTTCTGCGTCGTCCCACTTTTCGACGCCGGCAAACTTGACGCCGCTCTTGTCATCGCCATGCTTTTTGGCCTGAACTGCGATTCGGTTCAGCATGTGCTCGTCAATGTAGAACTTGGCAAGGTCTGTGCGAGTGGTGCCGGACAGCTTTCCCCAGCCCTTTTCACCTGCTTCAAGGATGTGCTGCACGCTCGCGGCGGACGCAACAGTGCGGCCAACTCGTGACCACCCATCGATGAGCGAGTACTTTGCGTAGGCGTTTCCGACGTGATCTAGTCCTCGGTCGAGTGTCTGCAGGGACGTGCTCTTGAATCCTTTGTTGGGATTCATTGACTCAGCAAGTTGGTCGCCTAAGTGTGCTTCGCGTACTGTCTTGTCAACCAAGCTGGAGAGAACACCAAGCTGCTTGGCGTTTGCCGTCATGTCGGCGCGTGCTTCGCTTGTGAACATCTTGGCAATCAGCCTGTACGTTGGCCCTGACCCCATCGTCCTAGCTACGGAAGCCACATCACCCAAGGAGTTCGGAAGCGCGGACGACCCGAGCTGCGCCATGCCGGCAAGGCGGTTTGCACGATCAAGCCAGCTGTTGGCGGACCTCATAGTCGCTGTTTGACCTAGAGGGCTCTGCCTCTTCAAACGGCGCATGGCGTACTCAAGTTCAGCAATGTCCTTCTCGGCTTCGCTGTTGACTTTCGCGATCAGGTTTGCGGCCTTCTTCGTTCCTACGCCGTGTTCCTCATTGATGGCCTCGACTCGGGCACTCTTTTCCGTCTTGATGTTGTTCAAGAGTTCGTTGAACTTCACGCCTTGTCGGGCTAGCTCAACATCAACAGTGGCCTGCGTGATGTGGAATGCCTCGGTTGCTGTTACGTCGTCATGCGTCCAGTTTGTGAGGTACCTGTCATCCACATTCAGCGTTCTTCCCTTTGTGTACTTGCCGGGTAAGTCGAGGTTCTTCACTAGGTCGCCCAGGCTCACCAAGTCCTCTTCATTCATCAGCTTGTTTGTGGCGGTTTCGGCTGCGTGCCGGAGGTCGTAGACCACGTCCATATCGGATATGTTCAGCTCGGGGTTTCTCGCTGCCCAGCCTTGAACTAGCGCGTCGATGAAGCCTTTGCGATTGCCCATGATTCGACCCTTGTCAAAGACGCGATGCAGGTAGTGCGCACCATCCTCATAGGCGAACTTGTGAGTCTTTGAGCTTGGAATGATCGAATCAAATTCGGCTCGGAGCTTGTCTACCTCTGCGCTCTTGGCCCTCACGGCCTCATCGTGGCCAGCAATCTTGTCATCCAAGGTCTTGCGGGCTGCCTTCTCGTCTGCTGTGAGAGGCCCTTTCCTTGTCCGTGTCGCCTTCAGAGTCTCGCGTTCTGCTACCAATGCAGCGCGTTGTTCCCGAAGCTCACGGAGAAGAACAACATGGATGCTGTCATCTGGATTGCCTAGTCTCTCGCCAGTTGCAATGTCGATGAGGTCTTCCTTCCTGGCTAGACCGAAGTCGATCTTGTCGGCGTCCAGCGCTGCACGCTGCTCTGCGGCACGCTTCACGCGCTCAACTACCTCGTGCATGCGAGAATCGACACTGGTGTCGTCGGCCATGTAGAGCTTGAGAACCTTGTCGAACGAAGTACGGTTGAGCTGGTAGTTGTCGCCTAGAGTCGGGTCTTGTGCGCGCAGCGCATCTAGAAGCTCCTGCTTGTCGTAGGTGCCGCCTTCGACCTTCTTCCACCACGCTTCACGCAGATTGAAATCGGTTTCCTTGAGTGCGGTGAGCATCGTTCCCGAACGCTGGCCCACAGCCACCTCGATAGGTACTTGATTCGCCACACCGAGTGCGTTTTCCTCTGTCGCTAGGCTTGTTCTTAGAAGGATGTTCTGTGCGTTCCGAACGCTTGAGAGCGTAGAGGTTTGAAGACGTTGGTTCGCCGAACGGGCGAATGGCAATGCCATACGCGCAACAGGCTCAGCCCAGCTTTTCGGAAGGAATGGAATCGAGACCAGCTTGGAGTCCGTCATTGTTCTTTCCGTGGCGCGAGCTGCACCAATGGAATCACGACCACCGAAGGCAAGTTCCTTGGCAATTGGGTTTGGCTCTGCGGCAGCAACTTCGTTCGAAAGGAAAGAACCACGCCCGAGCTTGTTGCCGATCAGCTTTGAGCCGGCGCCTAGAGGCGCGCCCAAGACGGCTGCTCCTGCGATGTTGTACAGACTGTCTGACGTGCTACGGTCTACTTGGCGTCCTTGAAGCACGACTTCGGTAGCTGCCGTACCAGCTACTGCGCCGGCAGCGCCTTTAGCTGCCGCGCCAGCGATCGTTGCTGCCTTTCCCAACCCGATGTAGTTCAGCGGGTTTGTGAGGCCCACGGTGATGTTGGTGGTCAACCCTAGCGCGAAGCTTTGGTTGTCCATGATGTTCTTGTTCTCTTGCTCCTTCTCGAACTGAGCAACCATGTCCTCGGCATGCTCCTTGTTGCGGGCCTCGGCAACAAGCGGCCAATACTTCTTTTCGTAGGACTTGAAGTCAAATGACGAGTCGTTGGGATACTCGGTGACTGAGCGAACCTTGCTGGGTACCCAGATGCTTTCCTGCTGCCACGTTGCTTTGACGCCATCAACGAAGCCTGTTTTGGGCGTGGGTTTGTTCAAATCAGGAGCGTCTGCTGTTGCTTCCACCCCCCACTGTGTGGTGTCAAGAATGGGCATTAGCTACCTCCTAGTTTGTCTACGAGTGGGCGACTCTTGAGGGCGTCTGCGTTTTGCTTTCCTCTCAGCTCCGCATCTCGATCCTTTTGCTTGCGTTTCTCCGCTTCCTTGACGCTCGCATCAAGTCGTGCGGACTGCTCCTTCTCAACATGCGCTGCTGTGTCCTCATGCGTCATGTAGAAAGGCTTTGCGTCAGATGTGACCTCAGTCAACAACCCGTCATCGTTTGTGAAGACGCGGTACGTGGGAACTTCTTTGCCGTTGACAATGATCAAGCCGTTGAATACCGGTAGAACTTCCTTTCCCTTCGTCTCTGGCAAGTCACGGTTGATGATCGACGTAACAACATCCTTGCTGGCAAAGTTCGTTGCCGGGTACTGCTCGACCTTCCCGTTGAAAGCAGACTTGCCCACAGTACGGTTCTTGGCGAGGTCCTGGCGGAAGAGGTCGCCTGCGAGCTTCACATCTCCGTTTGCACGCGCATAGGCGTCCTCCCATTGCGCGTGGAACCGTTCACGCATTGCTAAGCTCATGTTCTTTGGCTCCCACTGCTTGTCCTTCAGAACTGCGTCCGCAGTGGCGATGGACTCTTTCTTGCCGGCCTCTGTTTTGAGCTTCCTTTCAACATCCGGGGTAGGGCGTTGACGTGTTAGGAAACCAAGAGCCTCCTGTGGCGTCCACCCCGATTCAAGGCGGTTGATCACGCCCGAGTACTCGTCGGGCAGATCGCGGAGCAACGCGTTTTGTGTCTTAGACGAGAAGCCTTTAATGGCGCGCAAGTTGTTGACGCCACGCTGCTGATTTGCAGGATTCGACGAGCGCAAGTCAGTCTGTATGGATGCCATAACGGTTGTCGGGACTGCACCAGCCTTGTCGATCTCTTGCAAGTGGGTAACGCCAACGATGTTGCCAGCTGCAAAGAACGACTTCATGACGCCTGTCTTCTTCCACACTGCATCAGTACTGGCACCGGATATAGCGATACCGTTGTCCATTCGCATCTCCGCAATGGTCTCGCGAGTCTTTCGGTCTGAGGCAAGGCGGCGCTGTTCGCGTTCGTGGCTGATGCGCTCTGCGTCAACACGGTCCATAGCGATGTACGCTTGCTTGAGCGCGGTAGGGTTGTCCTTGAAGCCTGGAGATTCAATGAGCTTCGAGTACGCAGAATGAAGCTGTTTGCTGTTGAGTGAGCCGTTGCGCGCTTGCATCGAGAGCGACACTTGCCACGTGTTGAGCGTGTCTTGGCGACGCTCCTTCTCTGCAAGTTCTGTCTCTTTGAGAATCTTGTTGTGGTCCGCGACAGACGCCTTGGCAAACTGGTCGATGTACTTCTCAACCTTGTTCTTTAGGACTAAGCGCTCGCTCTCAGGGACTGGAAGTTGGCCGATCATTGCGGCGGCGCGTAGCTTCTGATCAGCAACCAAGAGAGAGACCGGACCCGAAGTCAGGTTCTCCATGTCGATTGCAGAGCCCGAGAGTGTTGCGAGCGGTGACGTGTCGAGTGTTTCTTGAAAGCCGTTTACGACCGCGTTTTGAAGCTTGGCAATCGCCTGTAGCTTGAGAGCGTTTGCCGCAGCTGCACCGTAAAGGGCTGATGCGGTTGGAGCCTCATAGCGCTCCGTGATGTTCCGAGCCGCGCTAGTTACGTTCTCGGCGGTTGGCTCCACTATGACTTTATCAATGACAAGTCCATCAGATGCGGCGTCGTCGAGCTTGCTTTGCGCAATGACACGCGGCTTTACGACTTGATCGCGGTAGTGTTCGCTGGAGCGCGCTCTGAAGACCGCCAGGCTGTCATCGACGTTGCGGGCCACTTTCGGTTGTGTGAAGCCGTACCCTTGGTGAATCTTGTCAATTTCAAGGTCGCGCTCTGTTTCGTAGATGGACTGTTGCTCTGTCGTGGTGCGCTTGACGTACTCGGGGTCTGCTTCTAGCCTTGAGCGAACTTCGGCGTCCTTCTTGTCGATTTCTAGGAACATGCGCTTCGATCGGCTGTCCTCTTCTGCCGTGCGTAGGTTGTCCATGTACTGCACGGTGTCCTGCACGCTCGCTGAAATCGCCTGGAATGCTTGGGCAGTTGCCCTGTCTTCCGCGCCAGCGTAGCGGTTCGCTTGACCACCCCAGCCGTCAGGCGCTCCGGGGAGCTTGGAATACTGTTCGGTTTGATTGCCAAACTGGCGCGTGACGCCTTCTGTGCCGTCGCCCTGTCCACCAGGGTACAAAGGCTTGCTCAGTAGGTTGTCGGTTATCTTGATTGCCATGTTGGCTCCTTCTTATTTCTTGCTCTTGACATAGCCGCCAGCAACTTGAGCACCAGCTGTAAGGAGCCCGCCGACAAGTGCGCGCTGGCCAGCGGCTTCCTGAGAAGCCGCTTCCATACCGAATGCCGAGGCTTTTTCGCTCCCTGCTTGTAGACCGAGACGGCCTTGGTGGCGTCTTGATGCAGCCGCGTTTACCCCGCTGTAGAGCGCAACGAGTGCGTCTGCGCTAGAGAGCGTTTCCAGTTGATCCATAGCCGCTTGTGCAGACCCTTCCCCAAGGACCGTACCGGAGGCAGACTGAGCGACGAGAATTTGACCGCGTCGCTGCATGGCGGAACGCTTGATCTGGTCTGCTTGATCGCGCGCGGCTTGCCTTATGTCTAGCGCTTCCTGCTGCGCTGTGGCGTCGTTTAACGCGGATTCTTTTTGCGCTGCAAAGCCAGAGACGCGTGACTGCGCAGCGCCTGCCTTAGCAGAAGAATTTGCCGAGGCTGCTCCATACAACGTCCCAGCGACTGTTATTCCTGTTGCGATCCATGTCATCCCTTACTCCACAATTTGTTTTGTGTATTTATGTGGAATCAGGGATTGCTCCTTCAATATCAAATCGTTCTCGACTGCTTCGAGGTCTGTCGCGTTAGTTCTGTGGGTTGTGATCCATGTTGTCTCTTCGTGGATGAAGAGAACGCGCTTTTCTCCGGCAGGAGAGTGGAAGGAGTTGAAGCCGTACAGGTCTTCTTGGCCGCGTTCCGTGTAGCAGGTGCAAAAGCCCTTGATCATGGTCACAAGGTGCTCCTGTGCGTGCCTCTTCCCTACGATGATTGTTCCCGCTGGCATCGTCAGCTCGCGCGTGTAGACGCCGTTGGCGAAGCGGTGCACAGGGGTTATGGAGTGCTCATTGATTCGACCTTCGTCAATCGTGCTGTTGATGAAAGCTTCAAGCCCGTAGATCAATGACCGTGCGCGTGAAACTTCATAGGGAACTGGAAGGGCATGGAACTGCTCAAGCGTCAGTCTTCTTGGTCCCGTGAGTGCTAAGTTGCTTGTTGGTTGGAAGAGCGTGAGATCAAACACCATTCGCAAGCTCGAAAACGTAGCCCCTCTTCACGAATCCAACCGACTCAAATAGTGCGGAAACACGCTCAAACTCGACGCCAGTGCTGTTGCCGAGCATGATCTGTGCAGCGCCTCTCAGCTTTGCTTCTTCGATGTATGCCTTGAGCAGTCGAACCGCTGCGCTGCCTTTGCGCTGCTCGGGTTCAATGAACAGAGCGAGGTCAGACGCTTGAAGGTCGCAGCCAAAGTAGTGCTCAGAAACAGTACCGATGAAGCCGCCGACAACAATTCCCTTCACTTCATAGACGAGTGCAATCCCAACGCTCGGGCAGGCAATGAGCGTTTCAAACAGCTTGGTCGTCTTGTCGACGCAGTAGTCAAAAGGTGCATAGATGCTTTCTCCATGCATCCTCGCGCCAAGAGCCACCATGGCAGGTACATCCTCCAAAACAGCGTTGCGCACCATCAGTTCACTAGCGCCTTAATGACTACACCGAGAACCGTGAACGGCGTTGGTGTGGTGGACGTGATCAGGATGTTGTTTGGCGACCTCCAGCCAAGTCCCTTGATGCTCTTCTTGCCGGAGTAGGGCGCGATGTTTGTGTCTAGCGGATCGCCTAGTCTCCGGAATGGAATCACGACACCGTTGACGTTTGCGCCTACTGTGTCTTGAAACTCAACAACAATGTCCTCGACGGCCTTGGCGCTGGCTGCTGTGGATTGAGAAGAGTCCCCGAACTCGGGATCGAGTAGCTCAATAGTGGCTGTGTATGGGAGCCCCAAAGTGACGTAGGAGGCCTCGTACTCCAGTTCAACGCTGCCGCCGAGGACAACCATGTCCGGGACGACTACGCCGTCTGCGATTGCTGTGACAGTCTTGCCTTCGAGGTGATCTAAACCAGTGATGCTCGTTGTTGCTGTGCCGTCGTAGATGACTGCGCTGTCAGAGAAGCAGGTATCAGTGGTGGTGCCGTTGTCGATGTAGTCGAAGTATTCGACGTAACGACGTTGAACACCGTCAATTGTGCGTCTGACGATGAAGTAGACGCTGTCTGCGGTGTCATCAGGCACTGTGCCAACTGACTCAAATCCTCCGTCTGTATGGTGCTGTGCCCAGGCGGTCAAGCTGTCCTGCTCGCGTGACAAAGTCAGAGAGCAGAGTGCGCCGTCTGCACGCACAAACCACGCTATGTAGTCAGGATCAGCCGCAAACGCCATGTCCGTGAACTTGGCCTTGCGCGTGAGGTGCTCTGCAAATAGCGTGATGTCGGGAGCGATGTTCGCGTCTTCGGTTACGGAGTAGCTGATCGCGCGCACCTTCTTGGCGTCACGCTGTAGGAACACAACCTCTTTTCCGATGCGAAGTGGCTTGACGTGGTTGGAGCCGTTGCGTGTGTGGTCTTTGATGATGTTGGAGCTGATACCCGAGATCGCGTAGTTCGATGGACCGGACATGCTGAACTCGGTCGAACTCGTCAGCGGCATCAAGCTTCGCGCAGAAACGAGGTGAGTGAGCGCGTTGTAGTCGTTGCCCGCGATCTGCACTATGACGCCGTCGTTGTCACGATTGCCCACAGTGAAATTCAGGTAGTCGCCTGCGCCCGAACCCCATATGTGTTGCGGGAACTGTGTTGAGCCACCGAAGAACAAGCGCTGTTCAAAGAACGAGACTGTCTGTGGGTAGTTGCCAGTCTTCCAGTAGGCGGCTGGTGACCCCGACACTGAGCCAACGACAGACCATTCTTGACGAGCGTCAGTGCGCTGCGTACATGTGATCGTCCAAGTCTCAGTAGTTGTTGATCCAGGCATTGAGGCCACGCCCGATATTTGGCCGTTTGCCGCTGGCGTTCCACCACCTAAAGTCGGACCAACAATGGAAGTGATTGCGCCCGCTGTGGTGGTGATGACGAACTTGTCGCCGACGTTGAACTTGTTGCTTCCGTTGATCACCTTGAACGTGATGAACGCATTCGAGAATGTCACATCGCTAACAGCGTTGTAGGTGAACGGAATGTCGGTTAGCGTCCAGTTCGCGTCTGTGATGCGTTGTAGCAGCTTGGGTTTGTGGTTCGGGTGAACGAGGTACATCGTGTTGCCGGACTGCGCGTACTGCACATATGGCAGCTCAGCCTCTGTGTAAGGCACGGTCAGCTGGTAGCGAATCCCTGGTGATGCCTCAACGAACTGCTGTTGCCTTAGAAATTCCAACTTGCCACCGTTGAACACCAGCATGAAAGTTCTGGTGTTGCTGTACACGAAGGGGATGAAGCGGCCTGCTTGGGCTTCGTTGAACAAGGGACCTATGAACAGCGTTCCTCTTCGCTTGGTGGCTCCGCCGTGGATGAAGGCGTAGCAGTTGTCCATCGTCTTTGTAGCCTTGCCGTAGGCGGCTAGGTCTACGCGGGCTTGTAGGCGAGGGGAGATTTCGCCGAACTCAAATGAGGTTTGAAAGCGCGTTAACTTGGGCATGCTCAGCCCCTAGCGCCGATGTAGATGGACTCGCTTCCGCCCAGCATGTCTTGCACGTCCTCAGTGGAGTCAACGTGCTTTGCTGTTCTCAGCTTCTGCGTATAGATCGAGTAATTTGAGTCAGCAGTTGACTGCGACTTGGTCAGTGCGAACGCCATGTCTGCTGCGAGGCGTTGCGCGACAAGGTCTGTGAACGAGGCGTCCCACTCAGACGTGTCCGTTGCGTCCGCGATGTACTTGATCTTGCAAGTCGGCTGGTTTGTTAAAACCTTGCGCCCTTGGACCTTGTAGACGGGGTTTCCGTAGACCTGGAGGAGCCGAATGTTGTTTGATGGGAGCTGGTAGGCGTAGGAGTATTCGAATGACGTGTAGCTCTCAATCTTGTTCAGCTCTACATCCGTTGTGGCGAAGTTCCATGTGTGATCGCGTAGGCAAGCGCGGCGCGCAATGTCCCATGCGTTGACTGCTAAGCGCTGCTCCGCGGTGTTCTCAACGAGCGACGTGATTTCATTCGCTCCCAGTCTTCCAAGGGCTAAATTTATGATTTGGACTTGTGATGCGATTTCTCGTCCCTCCTGTTTCGTTTTTGTATTTATCGAGAACCAGGGGGAGAGGCGTATCGCTGCACAAACAAAAAAGGCTCCCGAAGGAGCCTTTTCTTGAGTAGCTGTGCTTACTCGTTTGTTGTCATCTTGGCGATTTGCAAGGGATCAATAACAACTGCGCCAGCGGACGCGATTGTGTTGATCAATGTGCTCACGCGAGTCGGGACGTAGTTGATCTCTGTTGAGAGGTCCTTTCCGACAGCTAAGCCCACTGCCTTCTTGTTGTAAGCGAAGCAGGTACGCGCCAATGTTGCCAATGGAAGACGTGTACTGAGCACCCACTTCATGCCAAGGGCAGAACCAACCTTGCCAGACATGATTGACTGAATCTGAACGTAGTCGCTCGAAGTCAGCTGTGTAATGTTCAGTGCCTCAGACAAGCCCTTGGCCGACACCGCGAAGATGCGGTCTTCTTCGTCAACGTCGTTTGTATTGAAGAATGTGGCTGCTTCAAGGAGCTTGGCGTATGTGAGACCACCAGCTGTAGTCGCGAGAGTTGTTGTTGCGCCAGCCGCCATGGCTGCGATGATCACGTCATCGAGCTTGCGGTTCATGGCTGCTACTGTCTCGACCTGATACTCCTTGATGGCATCAATGTTGGTCTTGAGCATGTCGAACTTCTGTGCGTAGATCGGCACTTCGAAGTCGGCTAGCGTTGCTGTTGCCACTGTAGATGTTGCGTCGAGTCCTGTAACTTCTGCGGATGAACCGGACGCGCGTGTGGCAGCCGCTAGGCCTGCCATCTTGTGGAAGTCATATGTGCTTCCTTCGACGCCGCGATGAACGCGGACGTTGTCCATGAACTTGGACTGCTTTTGTGATGCTAGGTGAGTTACATCGTCTGAATACTTCTTGTTAAATGCTGCTGTTAGTGATGCGGACATTTTTTTGTTCCCTCCCCGGGTCTTTTTGTTGTTTTGAAATCCTTTCTTGGTGCTTGTCTCTCGAACGGAGGGCCTGATATCAGGTGCAAACTGAGTGGGGTCTGACGACTTGTCCGGGGTCTGCCTGAACTTCAGAAAATATTTATCAAAGGCACAAAAAAAGCGCCTGAAAAGGCGCTTTGTTGGTTACGTCGGTTTGGTGGGTATGTTTGGTCCGGGTGATGGCCGCTGTCTCTCTTGGAGTGGCTTCTGCCCGAAGATGCGGTCCCATCCTTCTCGGTAGTCGTCGGTAGGTGCTTTGGACTTGAGCCAGTCACCTGTGTGCACGTTGCGAATTGGAGTGCGCTTGCTCATGAATGCGCCTCCACAACGGCTTTCACATCCTCTGCGCTCAATCGCATGAGCTGAGCAGTGCGGGTGATGGAGCCGATCTCACTGTAGGCATTCATGACGCGCTCTACGTAGCGTCGCTCGCCTTCGTCTACTGCTAGCTCAATGTCGGACTTGGAAGTATCTTGAGGAGCTTTCATTTAGACAGCTTCTCGTAGAGTTTGAGTACCTTGGCCTGGTTCTCTGGCTTCCAGTAGTCGGCGCTGCCACGAAGTGCATCGATTTGAGCCTGCACGCTTTCGCCTCCCCCTCCTGCTGCGTTGCCCTTGGGTTCGATGCTGTCTTCAGTGACCTCTGAACCTATGCGTGCAAGGAGCTTCAGCACTGCTGGGTGATTCCATACCGGATCGTCGCGGTTGGCATCTGACGGCGCGAACACGTCAAAGCCCGTCGAAGCGTTCTTGAGCTGCTGCGCGTAGGCGTTACCCCATTCAGCTTTGAGCACCTTTTCAGCCTTGTCAGCGGTCGGCCCAGCGTCTCTGATGCCTACAACAACGTCGTTGTAGCGATTCATGAGGAACTGGTATTGCTTTGTGGTGAATCCCTGCTCAAGGGCTTCGGTCTTGAATGCTGCTAGGCCTTCATCGTCGAGTTCAACGCCGTTTTCAGGAGCCTGCCACTCGTACTCTTCTGCCGATGCTGCTGGAATGTTGGGCTTGCTGCCAAACCGCTTCTCTAGGTTCTCGTAGCTCTTCGCTAACCGTTCTGCGTTGAGTGACCCATCCGCGTTTCGGAACTTGGCCATGGAGTCCTTGTCAGGCTTCGCTTCAGTCTTCGGAGCTTCTGGTGCAGCGGCGTCCTTGGCTGCGTTCTCTTGCGCAGGCGCTGAGGTGGTGTCAACGCTCGTGTCCTCTGCTGGGGCACTGGTTTCTGGTGTGGTTGCTTGATCGCTCATTCTTCATTTCCTTCTTGTTGTTGTGCTTCGCGTTCTAGGCGATCGCGTTGCAGTTGTATGAAGGTGATGACCGATCGCTGTCCCTCTCGGTACGCTAGATTGAGCGCATCAAGTGGGTGTCTTGCGGGTTGATCCATGAACTGCGACCACAGGTGATCAAGCACGGCAATGCCTGCAGCGTTCTTGTTGAACACGTCGTGGTAGAGGTAGGGGAGTTTTTGTCTTTCGATGTTGTCCGGCATGCGGGCATCTCCTTTGTTGTTGACTTCTATTTATCGAAATCACCGGGAGATGCGACGCATCCGAGGCTACATCGTTGCTTCGGGCACTGGCTGCGCAGCTTGTGCTTGCTGGATGGCTAGTTGAGCCTGCGCGGCCGCCCCTGCTTCCTGCTGCTTTTGGCGCTGCAGACGGATCTTTTTGACAGCCGATTCGTCGTTCATCAAACCAGGGTCGATGCCCACTAGGTCCCCGAACTTCTGTGCCACCTTGTCGAGGTTCAAGAAGTCCAGCACTTCGGGCTTTACAGTCGAAAGCTCTAGAACCCTCTTAGTCACGTCCTCAACAGCTTGTAGTTCCTGAGCCTTCTGTGCGCGTGCGAGCGGGCTGCTGTAGCCAATCTCAAGCTCTTGGGTGCCAGAACGCAGTGCGTCAATCAAGGAGTCCGGCATAGGTGCAAGCAGGTTCGCTCTTGCCGCCAAGCCAAAGCAGCGAGTGACGAGGTGCGTAGTGAGTTCAGACTGCAAGCGGGCGAAGATCGGGCCAAGAATCTGTCTCACGCTGGCATTGCGCGTGTGAACTTCAGTTGCTGTGCTGATCGCCTTCTCGGTAGGCCCAAGCTGATCCGCAAGTAGTCCACTACGAATGCTGGCTTCTAGTCTTGAAATCTGCTCAGTGGCGAAGTTGATATCGCCCCCAGCCTTCAACGGCTGAATGTCCTCCATGTTGTTTACAGGGAAGACACGGCGTGCCCCGAACTTGATGGTGTTCGGGTTGATCGTTCCATCGTCTTTGATCTTGAACATGCCAGTGATGTGCATGTCCATGTTGAGCAAGACGTTCTCGTTGATCTTGTTCAGTGACTTGATATCAGGCAGCACCGCACTTACCGGGCCGCGCGCGTAGTCCGTGTCTGGAATCTTCTCCCAGCGTGGCACGATGACAGGCATTTCATTGAAGCCTGACTCCCGCACGATGCTGCCGCACTGCGCCACCCACAGAGATTCCCAAGGTAGGTTCTTCTGCGTGCTGCCAGCAGCCTGCTTGCCTTTGACGATGCGAGGGCGGATGGCTACGACGAAGACGAACTTTTTTGGATCGTTCTCATTGTTCCTGTAGCAGTCCTGAATGTTCTGCGGGAGCTTGTCCAAGCCGAACTCCACCACCGCTTGCTGCGCCGTGAACTGGAACTGTCTGTACACCGTATCGATGTAGCCCTGATTCAGCGTCTCCTGGCAGTAGAGGTGATTGAGCGGCCAAGTCTGGAAGTGGTATTTACCGTTCTTGATCTCCACGTAGATGCCCGCCATGCCAGCGATCATCAAGTGGTTCATGAACTCAATCGCTTCACTGTCGTAGTTGGAAGCGTGAATCATTGTGTGGATGTACGCCGCTGCGTTCTCCAACCACTCCTTGGCGTCTTGCGGAAGTTCTTCGCCGTCGAAGAGCGGCGCAGCCAGGTCAAACCAACGGTTGTTGGAAGGTGTCATCGAAGACAACACCGAGCTTGAGAGCATGCGCACTGCTTCTGTCGCAGTGGTGGTGAACAGCTGAGCTTGCTTGGCCTTGCTGTTCTGCGCCCCCGTGATGCCAACTTCTGTGTCTTGGAAGCCGACGCCTAGGCTGGGCTTCGTGTAGTCGTAGCACTCCTTGTACTCTTGATCAAGGGGAGTGCGGATTTCCTTGAGCTTTGCGAACTGAGCGAGTACCGCCTTTCCTTTTTCGTTGTTGCCGGCCATTTATTCGCCGCCGGTACTGATGAGCGTTGCGCGCTTGCGCTTAGCTGTGCTCTGGGACTTAGGGTCTTCAAGCTCTAGTTCGTCTTCCCCTTCCTCCGCCGCCAGTCCCGCTAACAGCGTCCTGTTGCTCGCACGTCTTGCCGCATCAGTGTTCGCCTGGGCTGCTTGCTCAGCAACCATCTTCGCGTTCTCTGCCTCTTTCTCAAGCTCACGCTCCGCATTCATCTTGTCAATTTCAGCCTTGGCTCTTGCTTGAGCAGCTTGTTCTTGAGCAATGAGTTCTTCGCTTGATGGTCCTTTTGGTCCGCCTCCGCACATATCCGATCCCCTTATTGTTTGAATTCTTATAGGCACAGTGCCTTCGCACTATTTATAAGAATCGGGGTGGTGTGGTGCTGATACGTTGCGCAGAGTTCAGGGGTGATTTAAAAACCGATGCGGTAGCGAGCGTGTATATATATTCTCAGCTTCACTTCCTACTTGCTACACCATGTGTTTTTTAATCAGTGCTTCGCATGTGCTCAACATTTTTCAAATCAGTGCTTCGCAGCAATACAAAGAGAGACCTTGAATCTGAATGCGCCTACCGCCTTCTAGCCGTTGACAGGCCGATTCGATCTGTGCTTCACCTTGGCAGACTGTGCAGCAGCATGCGTTCGGCTGTGGCAAATGTTGCGCAACATCCGGTAGGGTGCGAAATCTCTATATAGATCAATGCTCTAAACGGCCACAGTTTTACCCAGAGTACTGTTGTAGAGTATTCGTGTTGGTTGACCTATGTTGGTGATGCAGGTCTATCAGGATTTGTCTATGGTGAATGTCGGTGACAATAGAGATTGTCTATGTTGGATGTGGTGATTCAATGGAACTAGTGGCCCCACTCAATGCTGTTCAGCGTGCATTCACCTTGTATTCATATGCAATCACCGTGCTCTTTGCACTCAAAACCCGCACTTTCACGACGTTTTTGACTGAAAACCTACTGCACACAGCTCATAAACCGTGATACACCGCTGATCAGTTTCTTCCCTTTCTTTCTACACATTGACTCATCAACATACACGCTATGGCACAAAAGAATGACAACTTGTTTGATGAAGAGTGGGTTAGTTTCTTCTATCAATGCTTGTCTGAGAATCTCGACTACAGCACTTATTGCACTGCTAGGGAGACGGGCAACACAAAGCAGTCAAAGCTTCTTGAAAGCAAGTACCCGCATGTCGCGGATCTTTACAACGACTTAGGGACGTTGTTCGGATGGCCAGATAGCGGCATACAACATGAAAGCTGGAGAGAGTGGTTTCTTCCTCGCAGACACTTGTTCATTCAAGACGTTCAGGAACTGTCTAGTCGTGATGTGCAGCCAGGACATGTGCGGGTTGTTGTTCCTCTGCTTGAGTCCTATGAGGACACACGCAAGCTCGTTGAACTGTTCCTAGTTGATGCGTATGCAGCTGGAGTCGATGAATACGCTGCTGCCCCTAAGTACAAGCTGCACAGCAAGGCGGCGGGTAAAGGTGCTGGCAAAGTCGTTGCCGTGGGCTACAAGCAGGTCAAGACAGCTTTGATGACTTCGTATCGCTATCACGGGCTAGATGAGGACTTCGAGCTGCGGGATACAACGAAGGCGATGATGCTTGAGTTCTTGAAGCAGGAGTTCATCGCGCTCAACTGGAACATGCCGAACGCAGTCTGGAAGGAACTCAACGAGCAAGGGACGATGCACGAAGCTGAGTTCGTGACCTTCCGCCGATTGATCAACCAAGCCAGGAGTGACTTCAAACTACTCTCTGCGAACGCGATGCACGGGCGGTTCCCTGACTTGAGTCTAGTTGACACGAGCGCTGTGATCGACCACTTCGAGATGCAGTAGGAGAGACTTCAGCGCAAGTTTCTCCCTTACCCGGTGCGGTGTGCGTCCCTAAAGTTCACTCCATCGCAGCAAGCAATTCGGCTTCTGCGGTGCAAACAAACTGAAAGGAAACACACATGTCTCAAGCAATCAATAGCCAAGCCGCTACCTCCGCACTCGACGCATTCAATGCACTGCTCGGCGCAGGCGAATTCACCGTCACTGACCGCAACACCGCTGCACGTGCTGCACAGGGCGACACGCTCGAAGAAGCACGCGCAAAGTGCATCGCAAACATCGAAGCCAATATCGCTGCTGTCAACGGCGGCCCTGCTGTCGCAGCTTCAAAGCTGCTGTACAAGCGTGTCAACGACCAAAGTACCTCTATCGGCGTTAAGTACGGCAACGCGTGGGTCGTGTGCATGCCAAAGACTGCCGGCGGCTACGGCAAGTTCATCACATGCGCACCAGCTGCTGTGCTCGATAAGCTCGAAGCCCTTAAAACACTTATCGCAGCTGGGCACGCTGACCATGCGCTGCAAAAGCTCCGCGAAAGCAATCAAGACGCTGCTGAAACGCGTCGCCGGAACAAGCAGTAAGCATTGATGCAAGGGGTGCGTGTAATGCGCACTCTCTTGCTATCGACTTAAAACAGGTCGTCCAAAACGGGCGATTTCCATAGCATTACTTTCTGTTCAATTACGCAGGAAGTAGTGCTATGCCGTTGTTTAAAGTTGGTCAAGTTGTAGCTACGCCAGCTGCAATAAGAGTTTGCGAGTTAGCCGAAGTGAATCCGCTGTCTTTGCTGGCAAAGCATGCGTATGGAGACTATGGAATCTTGAGTTCTGATGACGTTAAGTCCAATGAGGATGCTGTTGCTTATGGGGATCGAATCCTGAGCAAGTACAAGGTGGGTAAGGAGCACTTGTACGTCATCACTGAAGCGGATCGATCCAGTACTTGCATCATGCTTGTCCAAGAGTATTGATGTTTGTGAGTTGAGTTCAATGCTTGCCGCAAAGCCCCTGCGTTTACACGCCGGGGCTTTTTCTACGACTACGCGTTGTTGTCGCTGCACCCTACGGTGCCGCAGTTGCAGAAAGCTTCAAAGGTACCTTGCTCCACGGTAATGACGCTAGCTTGCGTCACATGTAGCGACAGCTTGTCTTGCAAGTTTGCGTAAGCAACGCAGATGCAAGTGCCGCAGCCGTCTGCTTCGTCCACGATGTAGCCGTGTTGTTGGACAACATACATCCCGCACTGCAATAGTTCTAATGACTCTGCGATCTCGTGATCTTCAATCTCGTGGCAAGACTGAATAGTGATTTTTGTGTTGTAGCTCATTTATTTCTCCGTCCGCGCACGCTCCATTCTGCGTAGCTGCTAATCAGACATACGCATAGGGGCTTACGTGCGGGGTGAGCTACTGTGCCATTCTGACTATGCATTCGTCAAATTTCGGGGCCTTGCAGTTGATGCGAATTTCGTGCAAAAACGGCAATCGACCGCAAATAGTTCGCCCGCCACGACCCACCTGCTTTCTTTCCACGAAATTCGCGTGATCCCAGCGCGTCCCGCAGCATGTAGCCGATGAGCGGTCACTTCTGCGAGGCCCGTCCTACATGGTTTGCGCGGCAGTAGCTGTATGCTTGTACAGTATCATGATGGCATCGGTTTATCGCACCATGGAAGGCGGGGTGAAGCTTCCAAGACCTAAGGAAAAGATCCATGGCAACCTGCTGCTCGTGAAGGGAGGCAGAGGGGATCAGAAGTGGCTTACAGCGAAGTTGACCGATGGGAAGCTAGATAGGCTGCCTGAGTTGATCAAGGCGCGTGTGAGCGTGATCAGTGACCATGGCATGGTGATCCACGGAACAGAGGTTCTTGTACGTGGAGGGTCAAAGTCGAACGTGCGAGAGTGTCCGCAGTGCTGGTGGGTCTTCGTGTGGACTCAACAGGCGATCGACTTCTATGACGGCGACGACCCGCTTGAGAACATTGTCGAGATGGCTGCACTTCAGAAGCGTAGCGCTGGTCCTTGAATCCGCCTGTACCGCACGTGGGATCGATCACTTCAAGGCCTTCAAGATTTCTGCTATCGCAAACAGTGTCGTAGGCAAGAGCATGATTGCCCACGCCGCAAGCTTCCACTTTGGCGGGTCTTTGTACCAATCGAACTTTGGCATAGGGTTTCTCCATCGCATGCCCAAATTGTGAACCCACCTTAGAACGTGGAGGGTCGGAAGCAGGCGTGGAGTCTGTGGATAACCCTGTCAAATCAGGTGCTACAAGCGGGAAAACTACAGTGAGTCTAAAGAAGCATCGGAAAAATTCCGGTGCTAGCCATCCTTGTCCTGCACGTTCTCTATGGTGAAACCGTGCACTACGCCCCTTGAGCCGTAGGTGGGGTCTAGAACTGACCGCGTGAGTGACCTTGATCTTGTAGCTGCTCCGTGTAGTCGCGGTGAAGTTGTTGGTGAAGATGAGGTCCACCATGTTCTTCGCGCAGGTTCTGGTTGTAGCGGCCATGATCATCCTGATGTAGCCAGGAGGTCGTCGAGGGTGTTACTCGATGCCCTTTAGCTTGTCGATGACGCGCAGCTGGTCGAAGCTGCTGAGCACTTCCGCTGGAATCTCTTCGCGTAGCTTTGCAATGCTCTCTTCGGCTTCGTTCAGATCTGCTTTGCGCTTGCTGAACTCTTGCTTGAGCGTGGGGAGACGCAGGTACAGCAAGTTCAACTCAGCAAGCCGTCGGATGAGTTCACCAGTCTCTGAACTCATCGGGGGGGGTCATTGCTCCGCCCTGTTGGCTTCGAGTTCAGAGTTTGCAGTCTTCAGGTACTGCAAGGCGCGTGGGAAGCTACGGAAGAAGGCCACACGGTCTTCATCTTCTGTGCTGATTGTTGCTAGATAGCCGTTCTCGATAGGCTCAACTACTGCTTTTTCAAAGTTGGCCCTAATGGGTTCGTTTTTCATTGTTCTGCTCTCCTTATGGATGCAGTTATTTATCGAAGCCGGTGCCAAATGGCTGTCAAATAGAAAGAAGTACCCGCTGTATCTGAGCTAAATATCAGATGCGGATTAGGACAAAGGACATTGCGACTATCAGGGCGGACTTGCTACAACGGCAAGGCATGCTGTGCGCTATATGCAAGGAGGATTGCAGTGCTGACCCTGTGCTGGACCACTGCCATAAGACAGGTGCTATACGAGCTGTGCTGCACCGTCAGTGCAATGCGTACTTGGGCCGCATCGAGAACAACGCTGCAAGGCACCAGGTGCAGCGTGACGAGCTAGGTGACTTTCTACGTGCTGCCGCAAGCTACGTGGACACGCACAGCGTGAATCAAACGGGCCTGCTGCACCCGTTGCACAAGACTCCAGACGAGAAGGCTGCACTGCGCAAGGTGCGTGCAAAACGGGCAAGGAAGAAAAGGGCTGACAAGGTGGACCGTCCGTGAGTGCTCAAAGGATGTGCTTCACAACCACATACCCAACAGTGCCAGCGGCTGCAATGGCCACAAGCACGCGCTCGACAGTAGTGAATGCGCGGTCGATGAACAAGGCCGTCAGTTTCACTGCTGGGCGGTCTTTGTGCCAGTCGTAGCGTTGAGATTTGTCGTTTGTAGCCATGATGCGAGTCCGTGAGACTTGTTGTTTCGGTACTCAGTGCAGCTAGCGGCTTTATATGTAGAGCTGCTGATCTGTCCTAACAGGCTAAATTGTCCGATGCTTGGAACGCTGTGTCACTGAACATGCCTGTGGATAAAAGTGATCCAGCGTGACTCCGCGTGCGTTTCCGTTACTCCACAAGAAAATCCGTGAAATTGGCTGACTTGAACTTTCCGACGAGCGGTACATTTCTTGGTTGCCAGTCTGCAACCAAGAGCTGGGAAAGGAGACTGAGGGTGGGGGCTAGTCCTTGTAGACGCCGCGTTTAGCAAGGTCCAAGACGAGCGCGTTGTATCTGTCATCGCAGTCCTTCTCACGCTGCCTTAGGTCTTGAATCTGCAGCTGCAAGCTGTTCATTGAGTCCTTGTGTGAGTCCGATTGATCTTTCATGCGATCCCGGACTTCAGATAGCAGTGCCGCTCTGCTCTCGTCCACTCTGTTGTGGATGTTGCCAATCATGTTCCCGACAGCAAGGAGTGCAACGACGCCTAAGAACCCGTATAGCAGTGCTGGGTTTTCTTTCACTAGGTCAGGAATGCTGTGCTTGTTCTCGTACATGCTGTAAGCGAACACAAGGCCGACAACGAACACGAAGGTGAGAAGAACTTTTCTCAGTGTGAGGTTGTTGATGAATGCTGCCCAACCTCGTAGCTGCTCGTTGTCTATCTTTTCAATGCTCATTCCGATTCCTACTGTTATGCAGATATTTATCGGAATCGGGTGGATTCTTGATGGATGTCAGTGACCTACAATTGACGGCGACAGTTATGGCTAAAACATGAGCAAAACCGCATGAATCTTCCTACCACGCGCCCCTCTGATGATCTTGATTCAGTCTGTAATTTGCAAAACGAATTGCTCGGATTTTTGGCTGAATTGGTTGGGGAGCGCGATATGAGCAAAGAGCTGCTTAAGCCATTCTTTGGTGGTGACATACCTATGATGGTGACTCTTCCAGGTGGCAAGTGCATTGTCGCAAGGTTGAGCGATATCGCGCGCGATCATTGGCCGAGCACCGTGTATGAGTTGGCTCATGAAACTGTCCACATGCTCAATCCGATGCCGGATCACACAAACTTTCTAGAAGAAGGGATCGCAGTCGAATTTTCTCTTCTTGCACTTAGACAATACGGGTGCGAGCCGATGTCGGTGGCTCCCGATGCATATGCAGAAGCGCTGCAGCTGGTGCGCGAGTTGCCAGGTGGGGCGTTTGCTGCTGCTCGATCGCTGCGTGCAATCGCCGGTTCTCTAGGTGCGGTGCAGCTTGAGCATCTTCGAGAATATGCTCCTGATCATTCGATTGAAAAGCTTCAGCGTCTCGCGAGCAAATGCAAGCCGCGTGATCCTGTGTAACTCAGAGTTTGCCGAAAAGCTTAGCGCTTGCGACTGCCAGTAGACCAAGCATCGCGCTGCACAAGATGACTTGAAGAACAACTGAAGGCAGTACCAAGACCGCTGTGGCCACGACTGCGGCTGTGACGAGTGGGTTCATGTTGACTCCTTGAACCGCGCGCTTATCTTGCGCTTGGTTTCTTCACTGTGCTTCGTGCCGGTCCTCGCGGCACTGATCCTGCGCTTGGTGTCTTCGGACATGGGGCGACGCTGTGCATGTGCGGCACGCATCTTTGCCTTCGTCTCTTCAGTGTGTTGAGTTCCTTGTTGCATACCGAGTCCTCCCTACTGCACGCCGGCGAGCTTGCGAAGCTTCTGTAGCACTGCTTCGCTCTCGTCGACGCGTGCTTTGTGGAACTGCGCATAGGCCATGAACACTGCTTCTGATACTCCAGTGCTGAGTAGTGTCTTGTGGCTCACCGATGCAAGCCATTTGTCTAGCTTGGCTTGCGTGTAGAGGACGCCTGAGAGCTGTGACGCTTTGATGAGACTGCCCTTGTCTTTGCATTGCACGGCGAACTCGTAGAGTTCAACTGCGTAGGGCGTGAGTGTTTTGGACCCAAGTGCCTGCTGTGCTGCTGTCAGGACCTCGATGGGGTACAGGGTAAAAGTGATGGGGGTGAGTTGGTCTTTGTCGGTCAAGCTGGGTAGCTGTTTTGGCTGAAGCACTTGTAGCTGCCAGTCGAACAGTTCTGTTGTTGTCGCCATATTTATGTCTCCTGAAGTGGTTAGTCAATTTATCGTGACTAACTACTTATCTCTTTGACTGGAGAATCCGGCTCAAATGGAGTGCTCAAGTCGTGGCTGTCCATTTGTGTTGCGGCACCCTTAGCTATGCGTCATCGCTTCGCTCTGCCACATACACACACGCTCATTCCCTTCGCTTCGCATGCTCCGCTCACTCATTCGCTATGTGATCGACTTCGTCTTTGATTTTGCTGTTCACATGTAGAGAACAGATTGTCTTGAATGTTTTATGGCTGACAGGAGGGAGATAGAAAGGGTATCGTGGAACCACAAACAAAAAATTGCTTGATTCACGATACCCTTGCTCACGACGACAGTGTGGTCTGATGAGATTGAAACAGAACTATCTCGGAGCGTGGTTTGCTTATATCTACTCCTGGCGCAACATGACTTGGAAGCCGTCCTTGGATGGGCCGCGCATCTAAACAGGACTTGAATAGACGCTGGTGCGGACACTACGTGTGCAGCTCGTCTTCAATCACTCGCTGCGTAGCTTGGGGGCCAATACCTTACTTTTACATACCCCCAACACATTTTTTCTTGCATGCAGTTCATCAACTGCTTCTCTAACGCATAAGTGAGATATAGATCTAGTCGTCCTCAAAAGCCGTGATTCACGGCCCTTCACTCTAGGTGAGTGTTTGCGTTATGCCCCGCGTTGGCTCACGGGATGAAAGCTTTGCAGCTTCTTGATGAGCGGCTACTTCTCTGTAGCTTCATTCAGACACGATTCAGGGGTGTGTTAGCCCTCATATGACCAATGAAGTGACGAAGCTGTAAGCCATCAACTGGTCAATGAGGATTGGGTTGATGCTACGTTGCAGGCTTGGGATGGGCATTGCGCTCATCGCACTTACAGCGGTCAAAAGTATTTATCATCTGCGCCGCAAAATCCGGCCAAAATCCGCGCGCACAAAAAAGCCCCGAGTTTTGAGGCCCGGGGCTAATGGCGTTTTTAGAAATTTAACTATCTAGGAGCTACTTGAATCAATCAAGTGCCGGTCACAACACCGGCACTTTTATTTATCACTTGAGGGCGATTCAACGCCTCAAATTCATCACACCTTCATTGACTCCCAAGTCGTGGTCTGAGCGTGAGCAACGAAGTCCTTGTTTGCTGCACCAGTCGGCTTCTTTGTCCAAGTGCGACCGTCAGGCAGTCTGTATGTGACGCCAGGAACAGGGCGATCGCCTTGAGAGTCAGCAGCAGTAGCACCCTTTGAAGACTTCTGAGGACGTGTGCCAGTGATGGCTTCGACTGTGTCTACAAGCTCAGCAGGCTTCATCAACATACAAAGAGCAAGCACAGCATCCTTCTTCGTCTTACCCATTACACGAAGCTTGTCGTTCAGGAAGTTGATGGTGCTGTCAAGCTCCTTCTGTGAGAGTGCTTCAGCCTCTTTGATCAGCTTCTGAGCTTCAGCAAAAAGTTGCGCAGCAGTCATTGAAGACGTGTGTTTCAAGGGGCGATTTCCTGATTTTCAAGAGGGGACAAACCATCATACACATAGCCTCCACGCGCTGATATTGTCTTTGGCCGTACTTTTTTGAGAGTCGCTATGTTGAATGGTGAATACCGGATTGCGCTACTTGAGGTTCATAGAACTGTGATGCCTCCGGTGTTGATATCGGCTGCGTGGTCGTTGAGTTCCGGTGGGTATCGTGGTGAGTGGTTCGTGATCTATCCAAAGATGGACAGCAAGCTATTCCAAGGTCGCGCCGATACAGGTGCTGGGTTTGATATGCAGAAGACCTTGAGTGAGCTTGACCGACTGGGAATGGCGAAGGTCTTCAGCATCGAATACGAGTATTGCGAGGCGAGAGGGATAGTGGAAACTTTTCAGGTGCCAAAGGCAACCGATGTATCAGTTGAAGACATAGCCCAGCATTGGCTTCGAGGGGCGGTAACTCCAGAGCTTCGCGAAGTAGCTCAGGCCACGAACTGTCCTGCATTGAAGCACGATCTTCTTGCCATCATCCAGACTTCACCAGTTGCATAGAAGGAAAGGACTCAACGTGCATACCCTTACCAACAGTGAAGTGCAAGCGCTTGAGTCCATCTTGGACGTCGCCGTCGTTAAGAGCAAAGAAGAGGATGATGGCGACCCGGTGTTTCATGACGTATCGGTTGATGCGGTGAACCCGTTTGCAGATAGGCATGCTCAGCTAAACGTCTACAACAGCCTAGCGATGAAGGGCTTGGTCGAATGCAGCATGTCGTTGGACGAGCATGACAACGAGGTCTTGGAGTTCGTCTGCATCACACCAGAAGGACTTCAAGCGCTGCAGTCCGCGAAAGGGATGCACTAGCTCGCTGGCACAAGGCGCTACAGCACGTTCAAAGCAATGCCCGAAGGGCAGGGTAGCTGGAACAATGTGCGCGCGCTGTACGGGCGGCAATTTGCAGAGCTTTTGGACAAAGAGAAAGCGCCCCGAAGGGCGCTTGTGTTTGGCGCGTGAGCGGCTTACTTGCGTTTGCTTGCAGGAGCAGGGGGCACAGCTGGGGCGGCAGGAGCGGCACTTGCATCCGCAGCAGTTGGAGCAACAGCATCCACTTTAGGAGCGCGTGGAGGACGTGCAGTGGCTTTGAACTGCTCATCAAACTCCCCCTTTGCACATGAAGCTTTGGCAGCTTCAAGCAGCTTCAGTGCGTCCTTCTGATTGCCCACTGCGAAGGAGCAGTTCTCCAGCACCTTCGCCCCGTTTTTCAGCTGCACTGTGTAGCCGCTGTCCAACTTCTTGAACCAGAAGCCTTTGTCCTTTCCTGCGGAAATCTCTTTCACCGCTTCATCCGCAGCAGCAGCGAAGCGCGTGCGAGCAACGATGACAGGGTCTTGCTTGGCAGCATCTGCTTTGACGAACGGCTTGGCGAACGACTGCACGGAAGCGAAGAAAGACATTTGTTGGGTAGCCATGATTGAGTCCTTGAGTGACACGGCGTTGTTGCCGTACCTCAATTACATTTTCATATTGTGAAATGGTCTACCTGTGTCTTGAGCCCGTCCAAACTGTCGGGTTTCTATTCGTGGGTTTGTCACTACAAGACTTGATGACGTGCTGCCCGATATCATGAAGAGATCACAGCTAACCCCTGAGCAATCCCATGAATGAGCAAGCTTGGTTTCGCCTCACTCTAGTGGTGGCATTGCTGGTTGCGCTTGGCACCTGGGGCGCATGGGGATGGCACCTAAGAGAAGCCGCAGACGTTGAGAGCTACCGTGAAAGCCGTCAAACGTATCAGCGGACGATGGAGAAGCAGTGCAGAGCATCCCCGACCTTCCCTGGGTGCATCAGTGATGAAGAGTATGTGTTGGGTCAACTACAAGGCATGCAGGAGGCGGCTGGCTATCGTCAACAAGCCCGCACTCTCTTCCCATGGGCGCTGGGCTCTCCAATCGCGATCCTGCTCTTGTTCTTCGTGGTGCGATGGATAACTACGGGTCGGTTGCGACCGCTTTGGGTTCTCGATCAGAGGCAAGCGTCAGACCAAGCTGTTTCACGCAACTAGTGGTCTTCTGGGCTCAAGGTCAGGGTGGTGCGGCCAGAGGGAATCGAACCCCCATCTGACCCTTAGGAGGGGCCCGTTCGATCCGTTGAACTATGGCCGCACTAGGGGCAGCAGTTTACCCGCTGACAACGGAGCCATCTGCGCATCGTCCTGCCCTAAGCACTCATCGGCTAAAGTGTTGCACAACGTAACAAGGGGGGCGACATGAACGACACGGATCGCATTGAGCATGCGCGGTGGATTCTCGAACGCAACATCGGGTGGATCGCTCAAGCAGAGGTGAAGGTTGCGGTCATCATCTCTCTTGACGCTGCGATGCTTACTGCCCTGGCAGCAGCCTACACGAGTGCTGCCTCAAAAACAGTCGAGACAATTGCCTTATCAGTCCTTTGTGGGCTTGTGTTCTTAGGCGCTTTCGTGTGCTCCTTCATGGTCGTGAAGCCTCGGATTGGTGGGCCGGATAGTTCATTCATCTTCTTTGGCAAAGTGGTGAAGAGAGATCGTGTGATCTTCACTGACGACTTTGCGAAGGTATCTGCTTCAGGGTTTCTAAGCGATTTAACAGATCAGATACATCGAAACGCAGAGATTGCTTGCGAGAAACACGGGTGGGTGCGCAGCGCTGTGATGTGGTCTTTCGCAGCGGGAGCCTTTTGGGTTCCTTCCATTGCATTGCTTGTAAAGAGCTGAGTAGACAATGACTCTTAAGACTGATCTCGAAGCAGCATGTGCAGCAACCTTCAAAACTGCATGGAACATAACTGACGGCACAGTTGTTCCAGACACAGCCGACATCGCGCTCGGCAACTCAGGGCGTAACCTAGACGTTGCTGTCTTGTATGCAGACCTGGCCGATTCAACTGTGATGGTGGATACAAAACTTGCTTCGTTTGCTGCCGAGATTTACAAAGCCTTCTTGTACTGTGCGGCAAGAATCATCCGTGCCAACGGTGGCGAGATTACCTCGTACGACGGGGATCGTGTAATGGCGGTGTACGTTGGAGATAAGAAGTGCACAAGAGCAGTGAAGACAGCCCTTCAACTCAACTGGGCTGTGAAAAACATTGTGCGGGTGAAGATGAGTGCGCAGTATCCAAACTCCACCTTCGTCGTCAATCACGTTTGTGGGATCGATACCAGCAAAGTGCTCGTTGCCAGAACTGGCATTCGTGGCAGTAACGACCTTGTGTGGGTGGGACGAGCAGCAAACTATGCAGCGAAGCTAAGTGCGCTCAGTCACGCTCGCCCCACCTACATCACCGCAGAGGTCTACAACATGATGGCCGATGAAGCAAAGTACTCATCTGGCACAGACATGTGGGTGAAATACAAGTGGAACACGTTCGACGATCGAGAAATCTACGGTTCCACATACTGGTGGTCGTTTGAGTAGACAGATCTCTATGCCCGCGTTTACTGAGTACCTTTCAACAGTGAATCCAGCTGTCTGGAGTGTCCTCACGTTCCTCTTAGGCGTGTTGTTTGGACATTGGGTCGCACTACATCGAGACAAGCGCAAGGAGTACAACGAGATCGTCGATAGGCTACGCAAACAAATGCTGACGTCTACGCATAACTCGCTAAGCGCACTTGATGTGGACAGACTGAAGCCGCTTATGAGTTTCTGGAAACACCGGCAGTTGCACCGTGCAATCGACAGTCACCATGCCACGTTGAATGCGGCAGTCGAACAAGACCGCACAGGCGAGCTTCACTACTTGAACGAGCCGGAGATTGAGCGGACCTCAAAAGCGTTGCTTCGACTACTGCCCCGACGCTAACAAGTAACCGCAAAAGAGTTCCAAAGACTGCGGTGTGCGTGGCAAGTTGCAACGCGGCGATTAAATGCCGCATGCCGTACAAATTTTACGCATTGGCAAAAAAGTTGTGCTATCTACTTGATTTTTAATTAGTTTTTTATGCCGCAGTAGTGTCCATTGAACTATGGCGGCGAAAAGGAGCCCGCATTGTACGGGGCGGGCTGCAGCCGGGACGCCCCCTCGCGGCGCTGCAGCTTGCCGCACACGGGCACGTATTCGCCCAGGAAATCGAGAAAGCTG